TGGCTTAACACTGGGCGAAGTATTTATGCCATATACCAAGGGGGTTGTGAGGAGTAAACTACTAAGAATAATAGCGCTACTCATTATGCATTTCTTGTATTCATTAAAAAAAGTTTTTATCTTTAAATAAGTTTTCTCCTTAAATAGTCATAATATAAATTCTGATTTAGCCCACCACCTGGGTAATATGTGATATGAAACATTGCCAAGGTGTTGGCCGTTTCGGTTCATTCTCTTCGCTGTTGTCATCATCATCTCGCATCCTTTTTTTTATATTTATCGGAATCGCCCCGGCCTCACAAAGTCGTTTCCCGGGAGTCTCCTCTTCTGTGGATTCATCTCTTTCACGTTTTTTCGCGGGCGTCCTCGTTGCCAACATTGCTTGCATGAGCTTCCGCAGCTTTCCACGGGTCATCATTGGATGCGACATATTGTGAGTTGTTCAATTCACTCATTTTTATCAATTTCAATTTTTTTCAAAATGATCGATTTGAGGAGAGAATATTTCCAAAAAAATATTTTGACATTACTGGGAAGCTTGGCGTACAATTCAAACAACTCCCTCCTCTTACAACCCATAATAATTTTTGCCTTTATTGTTTCCTTCCAGAATTGTTCTTGTTTATGTTCTGGCAGGTTATCTGCCTTTTCGTAGTATATTCTGTATTCCTTCTGGGACTCATAAATGTGGACAATGTCTTTGTAAAGAACACCCACATTATATGGACAATCTTTCACTGGAACAGAACAACGAATACTCATAAATATAGAATCAGATAAATGATATTTTGAAGGATCAAGTAAAGCGCGCCGTGCCCAGCACATATATTGATACAGGGAAGTTTTCATTTTTCATTCACAACTATTATCATTGTCATTGCTTTTGTATTTATATCTAGTTCAATATTTTTATATGTTCAGCATTTTTTAAAATATTTTGAAATTAAATATTTTGATATATCATGCAGACTCTTCTCACATTGTTTCCAACTGATATTGTTCGTAAAATTGTAGATGAATATTGTGATATAGATACTCGTCGTATGCTGAATTTGCCACCCAGAAAACTTCAAAAAAGTTTGATTATGCGCATAAATTCTCTTTTTTTCAAATACTTTCAAAAATACACTTATTATATGTGGTAATGATACTATTGTTTCAAGATTATCTCTGTCAAAAGATAAAACTGTCATTCATCATTACCATTATTTGTTTTCCAGAGCAGATCAAATTATCAATGTGCGTTTTTCTTCTTGGAATGTATCCGAGATACACAAAGAACAATATGAAAAAAATCTATTCATTCCCTTGACAACTGCAAGTAATGTGTGTTTGAATACAGATGACCGCAGTTCAACATATAATGATTATAAACTTCCTATTCTTAAAGATAATCACCGTCGTCGGTATTATAGGCCAAAAACAACATCCGTTGAAATACCGAGCAATGTCTGCTTGTCTGCCATCCCCCGCGATAATATACTATGAATGGGGTTATCAGATTTTTCCAAGCAGTATTTCAGCACCATCTCATAATAGTTTATATTCCATGAATTCTGGGGGAAATCTTTGTATATCGGAGAAAGGCACTCATAAACCTTTTCTATATTGATTTCCAGCATGACGGCCATGTACGGATTTGGTTGACAAACGATAAAGGTATCCACTAATTTTACACCAAACACCCTCAAGGAAGCCACCATATCGTACTCATAAACTTCATTCCAAATCGACATTTCTCCAGTAGCAAGGGCCAATAGCATCTTGGTATACACATCGCTTTTGGGATCGATAAGAACCGATGCAACACACTGTAATTCGTTAGAGTTGTCCAAGAAGTCGATCACGTCCCTCTCATCACATGGTCCCATATCAATAGCAGCCATCAGCACATCCCCATTTCCCGCAACAACTTGCGCTTTTGGATACTTTGTTGCAAAAATCAGCTTCGACATTTTGCTTTCATAATTGAACATTGATTATCAGCAAATCATTTTTTTAAGTTTTAACGTTGCTTTCAAAGAAAAAATTTGTACATATCTTGTAATAATGAGTACCGATACAGATGAAATGCAACAAGTTAAACTTCTTCTGTCCATCGCGGATTCATATCACGATTTTGCCGCTGGTGATAGATGCTCTCTGGATTTCAGAAAAGTTCGTGAAAATCTTCAGGAAAACTATTGTTTGCGGGATATTTTCCAAAACAAGGGAGGGATTATAGGTGAAAATGGTGAGATATATTACTATATTCATTCACCAAGTGGGCAACCTCAAAAAACGGTTGTAAATGAACTTTCACTTCAAAATGTAATCCTGACTGGTGATGGAAGCGTCCCTTCCACATCCAGTATGGATTATGAAAGTGCTGTAATGGCCTTTTTCAACAAGTCTTTGCCCGGATATTATACTCATAAATACTTCAAACTCTTGGATGATAATTACGATGATAAAAGTACAGATGATTATGTATATTGTATTAATTATGCAATAACTGGAAAAACAACAAATATTGCTTCTATGAAGAACATTGTTTACGACTTTTTCCGGTCAGATTTGCAAAGTGATAAACCCATTGGGATTATGACAGATTGTATTCAAAATCCAAAAATTATTGGAAAAATATTTGATGAATATAATTCAAGTGAATATAAAGGAATTCTTAACTTGTTCACGGCTGCATCCTCTTTTGATAGAGCAAGCAACAAAATTAAAGAGGCTCGTTACATCTCGCAAATAGTACCAATTGAAAATAACGAATACACTATTGAAGTATCAAATACAAATCAGACACGAGTTTCATTCATGATAAATCCAAATGAAAATTATACAAGGATTTCTGTTTTACCTTCCCAGAATTGTGCGTCCCCTTCAACTTTAATAGAGCAATTCTTCTCTGCTTCAAAACCATTGCCTATTTTCAATGGCGTACCAGTGGAAATCAAACTTAATAATGAAGTGCTGAGTACAACGGATATGAGTGTTGCAAATTTATGCCAACTCATGGCAAAAATCACCAACTTTGACAAATTAACAAAGGAAGCCAAAAGTAATATCTTCAAACCCATTATCAAAGCAAAATATACTAAAACATTGGAAAACCTTACTTTCCAAACACAATTCTGGAATCTCTTACAATATGCAAAATCTGAAAATTATGATCCTAAACTCGTTTTGTATGATATCAAGAGGAGTATGGATTATGGTCAGATTGAATTTATAAGAGCAATGAGACTTTTACGAAAGTCCGACTCAAAAATGAGACTTACAGAAACAAAATTTACAGATAGTAAAACATTTGAAAAAAACATCAAAGAGTTTTCAGAATTTGTAATCATAACATTTGATAGATTATGTTATATGAAATGTAGGGTAGAATCAATTCCTTGTATTTATGTCAAAGGTGTTGATACATTATTATTAACCAAACCCAGAGCAGGAGCAGAAAGCATTGATGATATATTGCAAATGTACACTCAATATGATATTTTAACTAAATATAAACAAGGAAATATTATACCATCATTATCATCTTTAAAATCTAAATTAGAGACATATTTTGATAACATCATTATATCATACATCAACTCCTTGGTAGAGAACAATGTATTAAATATCAACATGTTTTATATTCAAGGAAACAGTCAAAGTACTAAAGTGTCAAAAGATTTACTAACAACATTGGATTGGAATCTTAAAAGATTTCATATTCTTTATTGCATTGCTCTTTGTGATTTGAAGAGAGAACTCAGCAAGCGTATTGATGAAATAGGAGATTCTTTAAATGATACATCTTCTCTACTCAATCAATGTTTTAAGGGTCTTATAGGTTTACATGAATCATCTGGTGGAGGGATACTCGGAAAACGAGAAAAACCAAATACAAATACCATAAATACCGAACAACAACCATTATTTAAGAAGTACAGGGTTCAAAATGATGATATCGAAAATGATAATCTTGATGCTGAAAATAGTCAAGTTGATAATAAAGATCTGTATTCCAAAATAGGTAAAACACAAGAATTTCATGTTTTGGAAAAGCTGTTCAAATTTGAAAATGACATTGATAATATTGTTACTGTTTTAAATGTAGATTTTGCAGCTTTATTAGCACCTTTTGCAGCTCAATATGTAAGTAAACAAGATCAAGTTCAGACCCTTAAAACTCAATACAGAAATACCGACTCATCTCAACTAAAAGCATCAATTGAAAAAGATTTAGGATCATTAGCCTTCAATCATCTTCTTCCACAAAATTCCAACGAATACAAAAACAAATTGAATGGTATATTTGAAACATCCACAAATTTACAAGATTCGTTGCGGTTGTTTTCTGTTGGACTTGATATGGCTCTTCAAAGCGAAGACATTTTTGATAAAGCACAAATGATACAAGAAATAGAAACGACTTCTTCAATTGTTGATAATAACTTTATTACTTTGAACACAGGAAAAAAGAAAGAAACGCGTGGCGTAACATGGAAATTGCCGAAAGACTTTATGCAAGAGGAACATATTAAAAAGGTAACAGAACTTGCAAAAGTGCTTCGATTCTCACCCATATTGGATATTAATGGATCTTTCAATAATTTGATGCAAGTATTGTGTGGTATCCCTGATATGAATACCGCTGGGAAACCTGGTATATTAACCTCTGTACTGCAATTTATTTCTGACAATATTGCGAAAAATAGTCCTTTCAGAGAGCCTCGGTCATTCAAACTAAACAAGGTTTTGAGTGTAACCTATATGTTACAAAAAGAGGTTGATACTATTGATGATGAACATAGGATGAAACAAACAAATACAATATATGAAGCAATTTTTGCAAAGAGTTCAAATGAAGAAGAAGATATCGAAATGGACAGACAAACTGAACAAGATATCATCAGTAAAAAAGAAAATGTCAATTTAAATATTACACCGGATGTTAATATTGGAAGTGAAATCGAAAATGTCAATTTAAATATTACACCGGATGTTGATATTGAAAATGAAAAAGAAAATATTGATGAAAATGTATTTTTGGATGTTGTAAATGAACCAGAAGATGATGATGTTTATGAAGATGCCGAACAGCATGAATTGTTAATCGTTGGAAATGAAGAGGCTAATACTAACTTGTTTAAAGTGTGGACAAATATGGGTCGCACCATATTTGGAAAATTATTTGGCACTTTTCGTGGTGGAAGCATTGATGACCTATCAAATACATTATGCCCAAGTTCATTCCTTGACGAGTATTCTGAAATGCTTGACATTATATCGACAATTCCATCTACAAATCTTGAACTCCTTGTTCAAAGTACGATAAAAGATGATGGTACAACTAATTACAAATTGGACCCTATTATTGGACTTGTTACTTTATATAAATTTGTACTTGTTGAATATTTCAAAGTCCTTGATAACAAATCAAATATTAGAAACCTATATGAATCCCTTCTTGAGTTTAACAGTAAGATTGAATATTTACAAGATGCTGGTGCAGAGTTTTCATCAATGAATGCTATCAAATTGCATTTAGCACGCAATCCACAATTTGTACAGAATATTAAATTAAGTGCTGAGAAGTACTTGGATGAGTTTTATAATGTATTGTCTAATTCTGAGGATTACTTGGGTTACAAAAACATTCTTTCGAATTACAAAGCCGCGTTAAGAAACAGCGCAACATTAGCAGATACCATATACTATCAATCTGAGATATACAGTTTTTGTCTCTTTTTAATGAAAGAAGGATTCAATTCATCATATACTTTACTTGATGTATCAGATATAGATGGAATACCATATTTCCACATGACTGACTATGATATCATTTCGCGCTTCAATTTTGTTTACGGTGGTGACACAGATTTTAATAATGTTGATGATATGCTGCTTGCAGTAAAATGTATCAAAGATATAGATGCATTTATAAGATTGAATGGCAGTGGATTGAATGATATGATGCAAGAAGATGATGAAGATGATGAAGATGAAGAAGATAGACAAAATCGCCTTATCGGACAAGCAATGCAAGGAGGTGGTAAAGATATTAAAAATATAATGACTGGAGTCGTAAATGACAACATAGAAATTATACTTCAATGTATTGCTATAACAGGGATATTTATATTTGCAAATGGAGTACTTTACAAACATATGAAAAATGACCCAAAATATATAATTAGTACTATCCTTGTAAATACCGTTTTATTAGTATCTCTTTTGGGGGTTTTAAATAGTGATACAGAGGTTCAATATTATACATATACATTATACTTTATTGCAATCACAAGTGCAATAAGTTTTAGAATGTCAAAGTGATATTACACTTCTTGAAGTGGCACTGGTTCAACTGGTTTGAAATTGGTCGCCCCATGTAATGAATCAATGCCAATAATTTCATCTTTTTCTTCCACACGAATTCCTATTGTATATTTTAATGCAAGTAAAATAACAGTTGTCCCTATCATGGAAAATCCTGCGGCTACTACCACATCAATAATCTGCCAAACCAATTGCATAGGATTTCCATAAAATGCTCCATTTGGAGCCCCAGGATTTATTGTTTGTGTTGCAAACATACCTGTCATCAATGATCCCACAATTCCTGACACACCATGAAGAGCGAAGCAATCCAAAGTATCATCAAATTCCAGATATTCTTTAACTTTGATAGCTCCATACGATGCAATGGATGCAACGATTCCAAATGCGAATGATGCCATAGGTGTAACATAGCCACATGCAGGTGTAATGGCTACAAGCCCAGCAACGATACCACTAGCTGCTCCAACAATACTTTGTTTCTTCTCAAAGATTGATTCTATTACCATCCATGTCAGCATCCCCACACATGCCGTCAGGTGTGTATTGAAAAAGGCTATTGCTGCAATACCATTTGCCGCTCCAGCGCTTCCAGCGTTAAACCCAAACCAAGAGAAATACAAAATTGCTGTACCGACAACAACCATATTAAGATTATGTGTATTATCCTTTTCAAGTCTTTTTCCCAAAATTAAAGCTGCGGCAAGTCCAGAGAATCCACTTGAAATATGAATAACCGTTCCACCTGCAAAATCAATTGCTGGTAGCTTTCCAATCCAACCAAGTGGAACAATAATCCAATTATCATCTAATGTAAGGCCCCATACCCAATGGGCAAGCGGATTATATATCAACAAACTCCACAAGAATATATAAATGATATATGAACTAAATTTCATACGACCAACGATGGCACCACTTATGATAGCTGGTGTGATTTGTGCAAACATGTTTTGAAACGTTGCATATAAAATATGCGGAATTTGTACTCCATATACACCTGAAGGATCAACACCAACCCCTCGAAGAGCAGCCCATCCAAAATTACCAAACCAAGAATTATTTGGATAAAATGCAAATGAATATCCAACAAGAACCCATTGAACAGTCACAACAGCAATGCTTACAATACACATCATCATTGTATTAATAGCCGCCTTTTGCCCCGATAGTCCACCATAAAAAAATGCCAATCCAGGTGTCATGAGCATTACCATACTTGACGCCATTAGCATCCAAGCAGTATTTCCTGTATCAATCATAGCATCACTACCTAGTTCTCCTGAAACCTTTTGAACTTGTGAAGTATAATTTACACATTTATTCACATCAAGATATTGCGAAACTTCACATGTTTGAGAGTTTGACCCACTTACAAGACATAATAGTGTAATAATAAATAATGAACATTTTTTATTTGTTTTGCTTTAAACCGAATATCTGTTAGGTAGTGATTTAGGCTACTACCTTAATGCCTAGTTTTGCTAATGCAGGAATATCTCTTGATTCAATTGTTCCAGCCAATTCAAGGTCTTGAGCAATTTT